ATCCATGAGTTATTAGGTTTGCACTGAGAATTTACAATTGCCTGTCGCCATGTATATTTTCTCCCATCAAATGCATTTCCATTTAAAGATATTTGATGAATTATTGACATTTTTTATTAAAAAATATCGAATATATTAGGGTACAACTTCTACCCATTCTTCACTTTCCTCATCCCACCGAAACATTTTATCTTCATCATCAGGTATGGGTTTTGGTGCTTCCCACGTATAAGTTTCAGTATTTAAATTCCAACCCTTGCAAGGACAAGCATCATAAAATACATCATTCTCTCTATCATAATTTCCACCAATACTTGCGTAATTCATTCTTAAAGGTGTTCCACCTAATATATGAACTCCGCCATGAGTATTATAAGATGTCTTTATCCATTCACCAGCACTATCGTCAACGAAGGTATCAAAGAAATCTTTTTGTGCAACAATAACTTTTAGAACTTTACCTTCTAATACTTTTGCATAATGTCCCATTTTTTCCTATCCTTCGTAAACAAATGAACCTGATGATGTAAATGTATGATATTGGTATCCCCCAGATGATGTTATTGTTCCTCCAGATGCTTGAGGTGCGCTTGCTTGATACCTAATTATTACCACTCCACTACCACCAGTATTACTCGTATTGAAATTATTATAACTATTAGCACCGCCGCCGCCACCTTTATTTGTAGTGCCAGCAAGTCCAGTCGCACCACCCTGACCACCAGAACCACCGCCGCCAGAACCACCAGAAACGTACCCACTACCAACCCAAATACTGCCGCCGCCGCCGCCTGAGTAAGTTGTACTATTTCCTGACCAAGTATAACCAGCACCGCCAGCCGCACCATATCGACCACCAACCGCTGAACCACCGCCGCCAGAGCCACCATAATAAGTTGGGTGTCCACCATCACCTTGCGCGCCAGCAAACCCTTGACCTGACGTTCCAGCACCACCAGCACCACTGTAGTTAGTACCTCCGCCGCCAGAACCACCAGCACTACCAGCCTGACTATTATTAAAGCCCTGTGCGCCTCTACCCCCACCTATTGCAGTATTAGAAAAGAAAAAACTATCACCACCATTAGAACTAGAGCCGCCAGCACCTACTGTTACTGTGAAAGTGTTTGGAGATAACTCTTCACCTGAGAGAGCTATATATCCACCAGCACCTCCGCCTCCGCCGATATGACTACCACCAGAACCACCGCCAGCAATAATTAAAGCATCAACAGTTAATTTAGGCGCAGTTGGGAATGTGTACCATTCACCATTATCCCTTCTATAACTAGCGTTTTTAACTGTGTCGTAATACATCATGCCATTTTGAGGGCTAGAAGGCGCACTAGACAAGTTAGCTAATCTTATTGTGCTATTAAGTGTTACAGCGCCAGTAAAAGTACCACCTCCAAATGGATTACCACTTGAACCAGTATTACCTATTTCACCCTTTTGTCCTTTAGAGCCTGTAGAACCAGTTGAACCAGTGCTTCCTGTTGAACCAGTATTGCCTGTTTGCCCCTTTTGGCCTTTCTGACCCTTCTGACCCTTTTGTCCAGTTGAGCCAGTATTCCCTGTAGAGCCTGTGTTACCAGTATTTCCTGTTTGTCCTTTTTGACCCTTCTGACCAGTGCTTCCTGTTGAGCCTGTTGAACCTGTAGAGCCAGTTGAACCAGTTTGCCCTTTCTGGCCTTTAGCACCAGTACTGCCTGTACTACCTGTAGAACCTATCTCTCCCTTTTGGCCTTTAGAACCATTCGAACCAGATGAACCAGTTGCTCCGACTTCGCCTTTTTGACCCTTACTACCAGTAGAGCCAGTATTTCCTACCTCACCTTTTTGGCCTTTAGAACCAGTTGCTCCTACTCCACCAGTGCTACCTGTTGCTCCTGTGTTTCCAGTAAGCCCCTGTATGCCCTGATTGCCCTGTATGCCTTGTTCACCCTTTTGACCCTTTGAACCGCCAGCACCAGTGCTTCCTGTAGCTCCTGTCTGGCCTTTTTGACCTTTAGCTCCTGTAGACCCAGTGCTTCCTGTTGCGCCAACTTCACCTTTCTGGCCTTTTGAACCTGTCGAGCCGCCAGCACCAGTTGCACCAATCTCGCCTTTCTGACCCTTTGAACCAGTAGCTCCAGTGTTGCCTGTGACACCCACTTCGCCCTTCTGACCTTTTTGACCAGCTTCGCCTTTTTGTCCCTTAGAGCCAGTTCCACCAGCGCTACCAGTTACACCGACCTCGCCCTTTTGGCCTTTTGCCCCTGTACTACCAGTATTACCAGTGACACCAACTTCGCCTTTTTGACCTTTTGCGCCATTACTACCTGTAGCGCCTTGAATACCTTGGATACCCTGTGAGCCTGTAGTTCCTGTTTGACCCTTCTGGCCTTTAGTTCCTTGCAGTGCGGCGCTTGTAATGGTTGCTTTGCGCCATGTACTAGCGCTTCCATCATAAACTGGGATTAAATCTGTTGATGCAATTGTAGTTTCTGTGACTAAATTTGATAAAATAGCAGTAACATTGGCATTATCCGTAACATCAGCATTTGTTTCTACTGTATCAAGCTTTGTTCCGTCTGCGGATACATCGCGTCCATCTACATTTACAACATTTACTACGTTTCGGCTGTCATCAATTACGACTGTGCCATTAATTTTTACTGCCATCTTCGTGTCCCCACTATTAGCTTAGAATGTTTCGTCCGTTAGAACGTCATTTGCAACTGCAATAGTTCCTGTATCATCGACAGTCATCTTGACTGTACCGCTATGAGCAAAAGATAATTTACCATTTGCATCTTCTGTTATTGTCCAATCCCCAAGGGCTACTGAGCCACTTGCAACTACATTACCTGTTACTGAAATTCCGCTTGATGTTGTGGCTAGTTTTTGTGAGCTGTCATAAGATAAACCAACTGCTCCATCAGCGTTAGCAGTTATCATATTTTCTGAAGCATCTGCTTTTTTTACAACAAAGGAACTACTAGCTAATATTCTTAAATCTCCAGCACCTTGGTCAGAAATATAAGAGTGACTGCCATCATGGTAAATCTGTAAGTCATCTCCATTACCCCATGTACTCTTAACATTATCAGCCGCATCAACCTTAGAAGATGAACCAGTAGCGTTTCCTGTGACATTTCCTGTCAAATTCCCAGTAACATTTCCTGTTAAGCTACCTATAAAATCGCCAGCTTTTAGTGTTCCGTATTCGAATGAGGCGTGTGTTGGGTCAATAACACCGCTTGGCTCTGGTGAATATTCGTCAAATAATGTCCAATAATTAGTAGAAACATCATAATAAAAGCCAACATGGGTATATCCTACTCCAGATGTTCCTGTATTTCTATTTGATGCAATTCCTGTATCAACATTTACAGGTGATGCTGTACCAGACCAAACGTCATTTAATGTATGGCCTCTAGTCGCATTGAACTTAACACTTATATTATCTGCTAAAGCTTGATCATTGCCTGTTATTTCAATCTCTGCGGATTGTGTGGTAAAATTATCTGTAGACCATCTAAAGAAATCTTCATCACCGCCAGTATGTAGGGTAGTAATTTTAACCTTAAAGGTCTTATTCGATGCTGTGCCTTTATAATGCCCAGTAAAGATAGCATCATCTAGCCCAGAACCAGTAAAAGTTGTACCACTTTCAGCAATAGTATCTCCAGAATTGAAGTAATTAAAAGCTCCAGTTAAGTTTATATTATTACTATTTGTTATGGTTTGTGTACCATTTACAGTTAAATCGCCATCAACAGTAACATCAGCATCAAAATGCGTGTTTCCTGTTACTCTTAATACTTCAAATGCATGATGCTCTATTTCAACATAAACGCATCCAGTGCTTGATGAAGAAACTAAGCATAATCCAACATCTGTCGCAAAATAAGGATAAGATGGTGCATCAACTTGTAATGTTCCAGCCGAAGCTCCAACGTGTATTCTTTCCCCAGCAGTCAGAGTAGATGTATCAAAGAAAACAATACCACCAGTTACAACAAATCCTGTTGAATTATTAGCTATAGCTGTAGGCAAAATACCAACCGCATAACTTACTGCAAGAGTTCCAGACGCACTTGCTGGTGCAATCGTAGGTATAGCATTGTTTTCACCAGTTAAATATACTGGTGTACCAGCCGCAATAGTTGAGCCAGTTTCATTATATACTCGCAATAGACTATCTTGCCCTGTGTGGACTGTCATTGTGCTATCGCTGTTGTAATATGCTAAACTATCTCTTGTTTGATCATAAAAAACACGACCTTCGGTATGTGAAGGCGCTGATGATGCTGTTTTTAAGTCAAAATATTCATCAAATTGTGTGCCAGTTACATTTCCAGCCGCATCAAGATAGTTTGCTTTTGATGATGGTTGTGTGACAAAGATTAACTTTTCGCCAGCAGTCCAATTTACTGCATTATTACTATTCGATGATGATAAAATAGTTGTTCTAGCAAGTGTTGTGCCAGATGCAGTGTAAGTGCCGATACCAACTTCCCAATATGTTCCATCGGTAGCGGCGTAATATGTTGTATTCCCATCTCCAATGACTGAGAAGGTTTGATGCCCTGCCTCTGCGCCAGCTAAAGTATATGTGCCAGTTCCTGTTGTAGTTGAACTTTCTTTAACACGATCTTTTATTACAAGCGCCATTGGGCAATACTCCTAAGTTAAATTAAGCTGGGTCAGGAATACCAATATCAAATGTTGCTAATGTAAATGTGTTTCCACTTGTAACTGATTGAGAAGCTGTTAATGCGGCTGTAGCAAGCAATCTTGAATTTGCAGTATCCACAATTGCATAATGTGTAGCTGTTCCAGTTCCAGTAATTGAACCATCAGAAATTGCGGCTACAGTAACTTTTCTACCACCGCCAGTACGATCTGAAGGTGCGGCGATTGATAAAGATGTTGAATTTCCTAGAGCATAAGTTGAATTTGCATTCGTAAATGTGGTTGCTTCTTGTGATGTAACTAAAATTTTATTAGCTTCTGTATCAAGAACTGATAGGCCATTATCAAAGACCCGATCTCCAAGTGTTGCCATGACGCTGGCCTCCTATTAAGTGTTATTATGATTTTGGATAATACAATACTTTTATTATAAATGAAAGGTAATATAAATCCTATGTGATTAGTATGCTACGTTTGAAACTGGTCCTGTTATTAAATACTGTTGTTGAAAGGTCGCTACCCCATTATCAAAGCCTGTTCTCGTGTGTTGAGTTCTAAAATAATCATTGCCAGAGAAATATATTAAAGTACCATGAGTGCTACCGCTATTAAATCCAATTGGGTCATAATTTATTTGCAAAACTTGCGTATTACCATTGGTTATATTAATACTACCAGACGATATTGTTTGATTGCCCCCTGTACCTCTAACTAATTCAAATAAATAGTTGTAATAATGGTTTCCGCCTGTAGTTGAGGGACGTGTACTGGAATTCTGAAATCCCTTAACCCTGTAATATCCTTTAGGTAAAGTAATAGCGGCGGTTTCAGAAGCATACGTTCCGTTATAGTTAATATTACTATCTACTTTAACTTTAAGAACTTGTTTTTCTAAAAAATCAACTAATTGATATGAAGTTGTGCCTCCTAATGGAGATGCATAAGCAACTGCGCCTTGCGCCCCTGTTCCCCCAGTATAATTAAATTCTGTACTACCAGCACCACCAGCACCAATAGTAGTAATTATAAAAATATCTCCTGTATATGCTGATGTATCTATTGTTCGAGATACCGCTTGACCAGCAAAGCCGCCTTCACCAGCACCACCAGAACTATCACCAATACTGCTATCATCACCGCCAGCACCACCGCCGCCAGCACCCCAACTACCAGTTGGAGGCGTTCCACCACCAGCCTTTTCGCCTCCGCCGCCGCCGCCAACGCCAAATTGCCCTGACTGTCCATTGTGGGGGCTACTCCAGTATATTGAAGCGCTTGAACCGCCAGAGCCGCCTGTTGCGGTTATAGTGGCTATTACAGTACCAGTTGCAGAGCCAGCGCGTATTACTGCTGTTGTGCTTCCACCAGAGCTACCACCACTCCCACCATAATATCCGTCATCTTTACCAGCACCACCGCCGCCGCCAGCACCATATACTGTTATATCAACTTCATCTGTAGAACCAATATTAGTTGTTGTGCTGGTTGTGATAACTGATGTACCGCCAGAAATACTTCCGCCATCCAAGAAAGTTGGATTGAATAACTTCATTGGAGTTTGTTGTTGGTGTATAATTCCAGATAATTTGTTATTTACAACTGATGTATGACTAACCTCAAATCCTTTTGAGCCGCCACCTAAATCAGTTCTTGCTATTAAAAATCCATCTACATCATATGCTGATTGTGCTGTTCGTCCCCCAATAAAGCCAGCACCGCCAGCCTGTAATTGTAAAACATCTTCAACTGTAACATTGCCTAAATTTGCAGAAATTGCGCTTAATTTGTCTACATCTAATGCATTTGCATCTATTGAGCCGCCAACAATAAGATTTCCATCTATAACTTCTGCCTGATATGCCCATGTACTACCATTATAGAGCCATACTCTTTGCTCTTGTGTAGAGCTATCGGTAAATCTTGCCTGATCTTTATTAACTGGATTTGCTACATTTGCAACAAATAGAGTATTAATTGCTGATGATGATGCTGTAATTGCTGGCATATCGTTAGTTGCTAGATTTATAGTCCAAATACCAGCACCCCTTGCACCAGCTGGACCAGCATTATCGGCTTCTGTGGTGGCTGATCTTGTGCTTGAGTATGATGAAGCTACTCCAGATGTATTAACCGCCCTTATTTTGTAAACATAAGAAGTGCTATTTGCCCTACCACTATCAGTAAATGTTGTTCCAGAGCTTCTGCCTATAACTGTTGTTGTCGTATTAACAACTCTTGCAATCTCAACATAATCAAGGTCAGCATTAGTTGGATTTACCCAATCCAAAAAGACCTGTTTATATCCACCTGTAGCTGTAAATGACGAGAAAGTTGGGACAGATGGGGCTGTTGTGACCCCTGTTACATTCGATATAGTCCCTGTTTTATAAGAAGTTGATGTATTACCACGACTTGTAACAGCTCGAACACGCACATCATAATTTTTTCCAATAATAGCTGGCTCAATCAAGAATGTTGTATCTCTAACAGTGGTTTCTGTATAATTTGTTGCTGTTGAGGTTTTATATCCAAATTCATAATGTGTAACTTGACCATTTGAAGGTGCTGTCCAAGAACAAGCTATATTATTTACAACAGTACCATCAGGCTGTGTGCTTGCAGTTCCAGCGCTTAGATTAAGTGTAGATATGACTAATCCATCGAAAATATTGTCTAAGCTTGTATTATTTGAGACAATTTGTTGATATTCATCAGAAGATATAGACCAATTATAAGCTGTAGAAGATGTTTCTTGTAAACTTACCTGTACTTCAATAGGCGAACCATCGCCGCCAGTTGATCTCCATGATTTAACTGCGAAAATTTTATTAGTCCAACTATATCTGTCCATTGTGACTTTTATAGTGTCGCCTACCTGTAACTGATATGCTTTAGCCCCAAGACTAAGATTCATGACGATTTGCTCACGACTTGTATATAATACTTGTTTAGCAAGCCTTTGTGCTGTTGCTGAACTTGTAACTAGGGGCAACGGCAAGTCTACAATGCTTTCAACATTATTATCTTCCGTCATATCTTCAAGTTGCTGTTCTGGATAATCGTCAGCTATCCATCTATTGTCTTTATCAATGAAAGTACCACGAACTGTATTTACTAAATCTCTGCGTGAAAATCTTGTCTGTATGCTTATAGCGCTTCGAACATCATCAAGTGTAAATGCATCAGTAATTGTAGGTGGATGATATGCTCCAGCTACTAGCCTAAATTTACCCTGCGCCCAGAATAAAGTTCCATTCATACATTTTGATATATCATTTAAGTTTTGTTTTTTGCTTTTTCCTGTAGAAATAGACCCATTTACTTCAAAAGTATTATCTTCTGAACCAGAAACACCAACGCTTGCACAATCATCTGCGGCTATACCGATCATATCATCATCAATTTGGCTGGTATCTGTTGCAACACCCTGAGAGCTAACGAGATAATCCCTCATAACTAAAGCCGCGTTAGGAGAATATGTCCATGTAGCGTCATCATCTTTTCTTTGAGTAGATTGCCCTAAAGAACTATTATAGGCGCTACTGGTGCTATCTTTGCGTGGGTCATAGACCTTTTTGCCCTTAACAACGGCTGTAATTAAAGGCATTCCACTTTGAAATACATTTTGATCATATTCTAATCGCACATACAGACAAGCAACACCCCTGCCTTTAAATTGGTTTGTATAATTTGTTGGTGGATTGCTTTGGCCTACCAAAGTGCTATAAATATTTTGAGTTGAGCTACCAGTAAATTTTCTAATTAGAATTTTTGAATTCCAACCCTGTGAAACAACTTTATTATCACTATTTATTGTAGCGATTTCATCATTGATATAAATATCGCCAATTTCTTCGACTTCATGCATAGCAAGAGTTATGAAGTAATGATAAAATTTTCCATTACCTGTAGTTTCGTGGTAAGTTTTAGTTCCGCCTTTTCTTATTTGCCCATATACAATATCAGCATCAGCTATACTATCTATCGTTGTGCCAAGATTGTTTTTTGTGTCTGGTATATTTGGCTTTGGTGTAAGGGCTGATGTAACCGCCATCGAAACACCAACATATACTACTGTTGCAATAACTGTTTGTGTAGCAGTAAGAGTCCCTGGACCAAATAAAATAGTACCTGTTGTTGCAACCATTAGATTAACCTTTTCGAATAAACATTCTCAATATGCTGAAACCCAAGTCTTTGTAGCAATATATCAAATGGCTTATGTATCTTTGTATTCATAAATAACACAGAAACACCATCTTGCACCAGACATTCCATCGAAAACTTTATGAGCTTAGATGCTGTAAAACCTTTTCTATGATCTGGATGTAAAAAAATAACATCATTTGTAGCATATATATGATCTTGATAATGCAATGATTTGGTAACTAAAACTGCAAAATAACCAACAATTTTACCTTCATCGCGTGCTGTAAATATTTTTAATATGCCATGCTTCTCTGCATCTTCATACTGTTCTATGCTGGGATTTAATTTTATGAAGTCTTTATTTAATGCGATTTCTTCATAGTGCATATTTAAAAGTTCTTTTGCTTCACCATAACAATCGGAGAAAAACTCCTGTTGAAACAGCATTACTTTGGTCCCCATTCTATTGACTGATCTTGTAAATCAGAAACATAGCTAAAGTATGTATCATTAGAGTATAAAGTTTTATGGTTTTCTTGAGTGTATCTAAATGGATTTACACGCTCTAAGTCTATAAGCCTATTTTCTACAGTAAGTGTTATTGTTGATGTTTCTGGGCTATCATCAATGGTCATTGTGTCCATATATCCAGTAAATACTTCAATTAGGTTTGAATTTCCTTCTACACCAAAATAAACCTTACAATCCCTGCCAGAATATTCATGTGATAAAGCCGATAATAAAAGATTAGATGGAACTCCAGTAAGGCTAAGAGTTAAACCACTTGCTTTAAGTTCTGCGGCCTCTTCAAGATTTCCTATACTAAGCAAATTACCAGCGCCTAAATATGTATTTCCATTTGCGCTTTTTTCCCCAACACCTGTCCAGAGATACAATGGTGCGGCGACATTACCAGAACCATTGAAAAAATTTAAATCTATTGCATAAAATGGAGAAAATTCACCACTTTCTAATGCTGTAATTAAGGATGTTGGAATATCTCTAGGCATTATAGTGCCTCCGAACAGGAAAAGGTTATGCCATAATTGCTTAATTCATTGGCATTCCATGTTAATTCATTGCTATCCATTCGGAACAAGCCTTGTGCTGATGCAAAAGTAACAGTTGTTCCTGTAGTAATTGCGTCTTTTAATGGTGGTTGAATAGTAACAGCACCATTTCCAGTATTATCATCAACGACCATATGTAACCTTGAATTAGCGCCTGTACCAAATTGCAAATAACTGCCTTTATTTAGCTTTTTTCCTGACCCAATAGTCAAAGAAACGCTTGTAGCTCCTATAGCCGCGCTTGATGTAACACTTATAGAAGTTGGCGCATTTCCACCAAGAACTGTTTTTGCATCTGGGTCGCCTAATAAGAACGTATTAGCCTTACCTTCTAACTGCATAAAGAAAGATTGCCATTGTGAAGCGTCAGAGCGCTTCATTGGTGGTAGAGAAAGCGTTGCATACCATTGAGCCTTGGCATACTTCTGAACCTGTGTTGCGCCTGTGAAGGGGCTTTGTGAAACAGCTACAGTTCTTCTTATACCCCAATCAGATGTGGTAAACGCTGGACTTGTTGGCATTGCTATTACTGTCATAAATCACCCGAATGCTTGACCGAATGCACCACCGCGCCGTTTAGCATCGACGACAGCGTTCATTGTGTCTTGTTTAAATCTAGGGAGTAATGAAATCATTTCAGCCCTTACTGTTTGTGCTACGCCTGATTGCACATTAATTGTCTGATTGACAACTGTGCCACCGCCGCCCATTGCGTTTTGAGTATTATGTTTATTCATAATTGACCCAGATGAATTTGGAACAAATAGTTCTGGGCCACGTTCTCCAACTAAATATGGATTGCCACCATTTACAGCACCACCTCCAGCCAATTTACCAGTTTCTATGCCTGTTCCAACATTACCTAATGCTAACCCAAGAGGATTGCTTGGTCCACCAAACATAGTTCCAGCGGCGCTAAACAAACCACCGATCAAAGGCTTTATGACTTGTGCTTTCAATGCATCTGCAATCATCTGCCTGACCATATCTTTAAACATATCTTTCATAGTGCCAAAATTTAGTCTTCCACTCATCACCATTTGCGTCATACTATCTGCAAATTTATCAGCCGCGTCTCCAAATTTTAATTCGAGATCAGTGAATTTATCTTTAAGATCATCAACAACAGGAACAACTATATCTTTGGTAACTCCTAAATTAACTAATGCTCCTTTAAGATTTTCCACTGAACTTTCAGCTTTCTTTGAAGCATCTTCAAGATCAGCCATTGCAAAAGCGCTTTCTGCGAATGCAACTATACCATCAGGGTCATTTGCTTCGCCTTTAATAGCATTTTTTAGTTTATCAACCGCATCTTTAAGTCCATTTATACCTTCATCTCTGAGCTTACCAGCTTCAGTTCTAGCATTTGCAAAAGAATGTTCCATTGCACTTCCTACAGCTTCAAGCTCTATACCTAGACCTAAAGCATTGCCAGCGGCGGTTTGCAAACCAAAAGCCTTATCGGACATAAAGGGGACATTTGCCATAGAAGATGCAACATCTAGTAAAAATTCAGCAAATTTCTGTTGCATTTTACCTACTGCGCTAATAAACCAACCATAAATTTGATCAGAAAAACCCCTGAAAACTATGGAAAAAGCAGTCAAGTCTGTTTTCATCATTTCAAATGCGGCTACAAGTACATCTTTAACAAGAGCTAAAGCATCTCCAAAACTACCAACTTTTTCTTTTAATTCTAAAAACTTCATTACTAACCATGAAACACCAGCAAATATAGCAAGTGGTAATACTGTCATAGATACAGCTTTTAATACTTTCATAGCAGTTGTTAAGCTTACTATACTTGTTGTAAATATTGCAGTGGCGGCGGCGTTTAAAGCTAGGGCGGTGCGGAAAAGAACAAACCTTGCCATTATAACTATCAACATAGCCTCAACAACTCTTAAATTATCAGCAAGAAAGTTTATAGCTGGCGCTAGTATCTTTCCAATAATATTTGCAACACCACCTAACAATTTCATAGTTGGAACTAATTGATCAGATAGATTTATTAATGCTCCAACTACATTTTTAAAAGCATCCATTAGTCCGTTTTCAGCAAATGCCCTTCTCATTCTAAACATTGCATCTTGGAACATGGATAAAGTACCAGCAGATGTTTTGGCAAAGTCGTCCATTGCCCCATCAGCAGTACCGCCAGTGCCAAAGGTATTCATTAACTTTTGCGATGTTTGCTGTGCAGAGTATGAAACACCAGCCTCAAAACCAGCAAATGCACTAACACCTCTATCTCTAAATTGATCAGCCGCGCCAATACCAGCCGACATTGCTCTTTGAACATTCGCCGCCGCTTCATTAAATGGTATTCCAAATTGAGCCGCGATATTACCTGTGACTTGTAATAACCCTGCTAATTCTTCTGCATCACCTGAAGCCGCCGCCAAAGAGCCAGCGCCCTTTTGTATTGCATCCAAGCTAAATGGAACTCTCGATGCAAACTTTGTCATTTCATCAAAAGCCTTACCGCCCTCTTCAGTAGTTCCTAAAAGAGCATTCATTTGAACTCTTAGGGTTTCAACAGCCATACCAGTTTGTATAGATGATTTTGCAAATGCACCCATTACAGCAACACTTGCAACTTTAGCAATCACGCTACCAGCTTTCTTAAAAGCCGACTCCATTCGCTTACCAGTTGCTTCAGTTTTCTTTGCAACTTTATCTAAATCGCGCCTAACATCGCGCATATCGGCTTCAATTCGAACCAATAGTGTATCAACTGTTGTGGCCATTAGTCAGGAAACCTTTCCATCAAATCTTCAAGTTCATCCCTTGGCATGGCGGACGGCTCTCCACTGGAATTGAACTCTATAAACCCATCAACTGATAGTAAAAATTCTTGTAAACTCATTTCCCAAAAATCTCTCGGTTGCATTTGCATTTTTCCAAGAGCAAGTTTTATCCATTCATCCCAAGGAATTTCTTCTAAAGGTTGGCCGCCCTTTCTTCGTTTCCCTCATCACCATCATCCCCAGTTATTATAAAGGTAATAACTTGAGCTATGGTCATCATTGTGTCAGTAATTCCGTTATTCCAAACCAGCTCTTGTACTTGTTTGTCTTTAATATCTTTTCCGCTTGATCTTAATACTGGTGTTAAAAAAGCTACCATTTGTAATGCAGTTAAATCACCATCTTGCATTGTATTAGCAATTTTAATCACACTTTTATTCATTGCGGTTTCAATCCGCATCATCACGTCCATTGTCACTTTGCAATGAAACTCTTGATTTGCTAGGCTTATTGTTAATTCGCCCCTTTTTGGGTTTGTCATTCTTGACCTCCTTTATTTTAATTGTAAGCGTTTCACCCCTGCCATGTAGGTCTGATACTTCATCAGCCTGATATGTCACCCCATCAGCCTTGAAGCTGTCGCCAACCTCAAGACCTGATGCATAAGGTGCGGAGAAAAACATTTTTTGACGATGGCCAGAATAAGTAACACCATCTATTTCGATAACTGTATCAATCCAAGCCATTGTCTATTCCTTATACTGTTGCGAAGGTTGTTGCTCCAGAACTCTCTAAAGAGACTGAATAAGTTACTTCACCATTATATTCACCAGCATACTCAAGCGATGTAACAACAAACTTACCTGTGTATGTTCCAAAGTCAGGAATAATTACTTGAAAGTTTGGTATGCTAGAGCCGCCAAATGCAGTTCTTAGAGTTGCTTCAGAAGCCGCGTCTGTGAAAACACCTGACCCTGATATTGAAACGCTTTCAACGCCGCCATCTGCAAGCATTGTGCGTACATTTGCACTG